ATGAAGAAATATTTAACCCCTATTATTCTTTGTACTGTTGGGCTAATCAGTGCCTGCAGTAATGCTACAAACTCATCAAAGGATGTAGAAAAAGCCCCAAAAGAATCCGTTATTAAAACAGTCTCAGCCGAAGATCAAAAGATCATTGATAAGTATGAAAGTTACTTCAAATACTACCGCGAGGGTAACTTTGAAGAATTTCAAAATAAAATGAAAGAGATATTGCCTGAGGTCAGTACGATTTCTGATAAAAAGAAACGTGAATTTATGCAAATGAATATCTACATGACTTTACAAAATTATAATGCTGCGTATGCTTTAAATGAAAAACAACTGAAGGAGAAACCTAACGATACGGCAAGGCTTACATTTAGATGTCAGTTATTAACCTTGCAAAAGAAAGAAGTTACTTTGATTAATAAATGCTATGACAATTTAGCAGACGTTTTAAAAGTAGAGTTAGACAAACCAGAAAACAAGAGTAACCCTGATTATAAGATAGGCGAGTTCTCATACTTGTTTGCAAAATATAAAGCTGGTCACACTGAATACAAGCAGAAAATGCAAGAGTACATTGCAGAAACTAAGGATGAAAAATTAAAGGCATCTTTAACATCGCTTTACGATGTGGAATTTGAAAACTAAAAAAAACCCTGATTTCTCAGGGCTTAATCTTGCATACACTGTACACAGATACTAACTTTTATTTGTGTATTGATTGAATGAGCTGTGCAACCTGATAAAAGGAGGCACAGCGTTAAAGTATTAATTGCGCTTTTCATAATCGATCAGCACATCAGCAACTGCTTTTGCAGCTAACCAGTAACGAGCATTAAAGCGGGATATCTCATCCTCATTGCTAATAAAGCCTAACTCTACAATTAAGCCTCCGTTACTAATAAAACCTAACTTTCCACGCGCTGACTGACTCTGATCAATCCAGCCTTCATTCCCTCGCAAACGCGAACCTAAAGCAGCAGCTACAGCCTTTGATAAATCTTGAGCAAGTTTCTTGTCTTTTGGTAGCGCAATAGTTTCAATACCATTTGCCTGACCAGATCCAGCTGCATTTAAGTGAAATTCAACTGCAACAGAAGAACCTTTAATTAACTTGATGGCTGAAGCCAATGGATTGTTAGTCGCACCCACACCATCCGTTTTAATACTAATACCGGAGCTCTTTAAGTAATAAGCTACTGCATTACGGAAATTAGTCACCAGTTCAGCTTCTTTAAACTTACCACTGACTGCACCAGGATCAACATTAGAATGGCCTGCTGTCACAGTGACAAAACCTAAAGGTTGGTTCTGGTTTAGATTTGGCTGGGCTTTTTTTCGGCCAATCAAAACAGCCAGAAACATCAAGCCTAAAGATGCAATCGTTTGATATGGTTCAGGCAATATATTGGCGTTATATACCTCTTGTAGAACCAGTTGCAGACAAGATAAAAAAAGCGCCATATAGGCGCCATATTTTACTGAGTCAAATTTCCAGACACTTTCGTTTATTAACTTCATGGTTGATTCTCGTTCAATAGGTTAATTTTTTCTGTTGATCAATTTGATTCCGCATTGCAGCCAGATCTGTATCCATGCGGATCTGTTTAGATTCAGCAATTGCCATTTTTTGATTCAATAGCGCATTATCTTTTTCAAGCGATCTATTGCCTTGAAAGACATACCCACCAAAAGCAACAAGAGCAGCAAGAGCGGTACCTCCAAGTCCTTTTGCAAAGGTAAGGCCACCCTTGGCCTGGTTCATATCTGCCTGAAGCAAATCAATATCACGTCGGTTTGCGACTGCTTGTGACCGATAATATTCATCGCGTTCTGACAAGCGAATCACGTTGTTATTCAGCTCGCCCATTTCTTGCCGGAGTTGATCGAGCTTTTTCTCGACTCTTACTCCATAAGTCTCACTATCAGGCATATAGCCTCCTCATTTTTTAGATATAAAAAAAGCACCCCATAGGGTGCTTAAACTGTTTTAGCTTTCTTAAATTTCTATCTGTAACACCCTGCCTTCAGGCGCTGGACGCTTGATTTCATTGTTTGATACAAATACCCGGGTACCGGTGGAGTATTTGGTACTGCTGGTGCACAGAACCAATCCGCTACCATCGACCACTAAGACCTTATAATTGGGATGATCTGCTGAGGTGATGGTGCCAATGAACTCCGGAGCCTTGGGCAATAAGTCGATTAAACGCTGTAATGGATTACTCACGATTGATGCTCTCCACTTTAATACTCTGGTTAATCACTGCATGATTAAATGACACGTTCACCCCATCAATGATGCCCCACCATTCAGCATTAAATGCCACTAAATCACCAGGTGCACATTCGCTCACATCAGAGCTGATCGGCATCACCAGTTGATGTGTTTCGACCAGACCTGACTTGGCCAGAGCTGCTTTACCATAAGAGCCCATACTCTCAACGGTAAACAGTGGACTGTTCGCTGTTTCCAGCAAAGTATCAGCTGCAGTGCCGGTACGCTTGATCTGGCCACTTAAGCCAGAGCGGTCATTAGTTAACGTGATGCCGTTATAGTCCGGGTAAGGCTCATAATCGGTAGACTGCTCTGTGACCAGACTTTCAGGGATCAGCCGGTCATATTCTTCAACCGTGATTGAATCCCAGAATGTTTTTTTATATTTCGGCTTAACTGTGATGGTATTGCTGCCCTTCTCGCTGTAGACAAAGCCACCTGCACTTTCAGCAATCATTTTGATTACAGCAATGGGGGTCATGTTTGAATAGCTCAGGCTGCCCGCTGGAACAATCCAGCTCAGCTCATCGATCAGCTCCCACTGCAGTGTTGTTGAGCTGTTGACCCGATCCAGTTCAGCCTGACAGAGCTGCCGTGCGGTCCTTTCATTCTCCTGGGTAAATGACCGGGTTGGAGAATATGGCGCATCAAGTAAAGCGGACTGGCTGCGGCCGCTTAATGTATAAGTGATTTCGGCAAATCGACGTGAGCGACTACGGTTTTCAAGCAGCATGTGGTGCTCGGTACCATTCACCATAACTCTTAAAATCACAGGCTGACCATTTATAGGCTCCAGTTTCGGTATTTCAGACGCGGGTACGGTCAGGCTATATGACCAGCACCAGCGGCTGCGATCTGTACTATAACTGCCATCGTAGACCAAAATGTTCTGACCATTGTCCAGACGGCTTACGGATAATTCATTCACGATATACCACCAGTTTTTTGGCAGCAGTCCTGGAATACAGTCATCTGCCCCAAAGTTTAAAATAAGGTTGTGTGGATTCGGCCCGGTACACAGACAGTTAAAGTTCAGGTCAGTATTGCCAATATATTCAGGAAGCTCAGGTTGTGGCCAGGGTTGAACCGGATGCTTTCGGTAATGAATGGCTTTAGCTTTATCCCATGCAATGCTACTGGTCGTGATCAGCTCAAGACCTTTATCCCACTCGAATGAAAAACACTTTTCAAAGACGTGGGCTACTTGATGCGAATAGGTAAAGTTTCGGCGCTTCCGCACCAGCTCCTCCCAATCTGTAATACGGTTAATCCTGAGCTTGTTGCCCTCTTCAAATACCAAGGTTCGAGTTTTAGTTAATCGCTTATTCTCTTGCCAGACGAAATCAGCAGAGCTGACCAGCCCGGTACTTTCTTCATGCTGCAGCTGGACCGAGCGATACAGCAAGGCAGCTTTTTCAAAGCCCAGTAATGCCTGATTACTCAGGCTTAAACTGTGCTCAAAATAAAAGGCGCTGTGATGCGCCCGTAATACCGGTTTAGCCCAAGGGATTTCAATCACGCTTAAACAAGGCAAAGCTCTCTGATAGCCAGCTATGAGATAAGCCTCAATGCCACGGATAAAGTTGATATCGAAAATTGCTTCAATCCCAGTTTTGAAACTGGTATCCGCAACTGAATCAATAACACATCGATTTTCGCTATATCTGGCCTGCAGCTCAAAACTAAAACCTGTATCCAGAGCAGTATTGAGCTCTGCATCAAGATCAAGATTTTCTTTAAACTCGGCAGCAAGTTCGAGTGTAAATTGTGTTTCCAGCCGGGTATCAATACTGATTACAACAACAACACTGTCCCAGCCGAAATTTAATTCAGTTGAACCGGTCCATGGCTGGGTGAAGTCCAGCACAATGCCAGGATCGACAGGCTGTTCCGGCTCCTGATCAGCAAAGAGAGCTGTTGCTTCAACGATAAAATCAGTTTCTAAAACTAAATCTACTTTCCCAACCAGATCTGCCTCGGATAAGGCTAGAGCCGTTAGCTCAACATTAACTTCCGTGTCTAATACCGTATCTATAACTACAGTATTACTGCCACTCTCTGCATAGATGGCACCCACTTCAAATGAAAACTCAGTCTCAAGTACCTTATCGATTACAGTCGAAACGTCATCACCGAAATTGAGATTAGTTGTACCATCAGCCAAGTGCTCGAAATTCAAGATGAGATGATGACTATCAGTATTGTCCGCTTTAAATTCCAGATTTAAATTGTGGGCATCCGTGGTCCCCAGCTTGTTTTTAAAATCCACATGAGCACCTCAGGTTACGGTTTTAACTTGATAGATTGAATTGTTAAAGTGCCACCGATGACCAGATTAGTATTGGCCAGGCTGATATCTGTCCCTATAGTCAGATCTGCTGCAGCTTCCCCGGCACCGTTATAGATCCGCGCCCAGCTTGCCGTACCTGCTTTAATGACCGTTGCTGTGTCAGAGGGTTGTAATTCAACATGGGTGGCTGTTATTTCCTTGATACAGGGTTCAGGTAAGTTTAGTGTTACCAAGGCATTTCCTTGATCTGCGGCTTCTTCTGGACCTGCTGGCTGCTCACCCTCATAAAAAATAACGGTAGCACTCTGGCTACCGTTATCTAAAAAGCTGGCAAAGGCTTGAATCATGGCAAGCCGTGCTTTGACTGATGTTTTACTCATTTTGGCACCACGTTATCTTGGATGACGGCATTGAATTTTTGCTGCTTATCAAAAGCCACAATGAAAGTTTTTAAATCTGTATTTAGACCTAAAAATTGATAATTACCATTTTGATCAGGTTTTCGCACCGCAATCGGTTGTAAATTAGCTGTGTTGTATAAAACCACGGTTGCATCTTGATATTGCTGACCAAGTCTTTTTGTGGAGCCTCTAATGCCTGCAACGGTATTTTTTGCTCCAAAGCCTACTTGTTGCAAGAAATTATTAGAATGTAGAGCCTTACGAGAACAGGGTTTCATTCAAGTTCTCCTAAATAAAAATATAACCCGCCTAAGTTGTTACCGTACGATAGGCTACTATCAGCGACATACATACTGTTATCAGCAATGATTGGTGTTGTAACCGTTTTTGCTTGTAAATTATTTCCGGCATAACACACATGTTTTAGTGTTCCCCTCAATATTGAGTTCTCGTCATACATAGGGATTTCTAATGCAGCAAGACTGGTCGTATTTAAAGGAGATAATGGCATACCAGTATAGTTATCTAGCAAGATCGGATTACAGTAAACATGGTTTTTAAGTCTTATTACTGTGTCGTGTGTGGACACAATAAATTTGCGCTGAATATCACCATACAGCAGAGGGCTTCTTCCTTCTACTGGATTATCTTGTGTGTCTGCTTGAATGCTGTTGAGTTGCGCCATTGAAAAGAGAGCAGGTACCACATCTTGCGGTAAAGATGAATCATATAAACCAATACCATACAATAATTTATGATCCTTGTTATCTGAGAGAGTTCCTGGCATTAAAGTGTAAAAAGCATCACTATCCCCAACTAACGTGAATACTCGGTTTCCATTGTTAGGAACTTGGTTTTGATAAAATCCCCCATTCCTGACTCCTGTTTCTGATGTAGCCCAATACCATTTATTCCACCCTCTAACGCAACTTGTTCCTGTACCTGTTATTTTCCAATTTTTTGCAGGGTCAGCAGGGTCAAAAGGTAGCTGCAATATATCAGGGTTTTCATAATCATCAATATGATCCATATGTTCAAGCAGACCCACCATGGCATATTTAGCATACGCTGAGTTATAGCTATTCACCCCATCCGAGATGGTTTCATCAACACGAATAAACGGATGCTGTGCAGTTGGATTTTTCGAACGATAGACCCGTTTAACATCATTTGGATCTCGAAAAACAATCTCATACCCCAGTGAAGCCAGCTTTGCAGTACCTGTAGTGGTAATTGTCTGCCCCTTCAACTCTGCTTTAAGGATGAGAATTTTTGAATCAGGTGTACCCTTGATGCGATATTTCCCATTGATACTGGCGGGTACAAACCCTTGCAGTTCGATCACCTGAAATAGCAACGCCTTGTGTTCTGCATACAGGCTTAAATTGAGATCACCCTGTGCATCGATTGTAGCTGAAGTAATTGCAGTTAAAGGCAGACCATTGACCAGACAGGTATCCAGTAACCGGATCAGATCTCCCCAGTTATTACTTAGTACCAGACCGTTTAAATGACTAAAAAACTGAACATCGACATCTGTCGCCATATAATTGATTCCATAAAAAAAGACCGCTTAACGCGGCCATATTTGATTTAAATTTCTAAACAACGCGGTCAATATCACCACGCAGCATGATCTGGAACTGATCTGATAGCACTGTTGGCTCAGACTGCTTCACAGTACGAATGACCCAGACTGGAAAGGTTGCAGCCACTGTGTTAAAGCGCAGCACATTACCACTCACCCAACCCTGCCCCCAGCCTTCTTTTTTAATAATGAAGTACGGCACACCGGTCACCGGGTTAATTGGTGCAAAGTCCGTGTTAACAGTGCCTGTTCCAATCTGACCCGAGTATTCCCCGATGCAGCGAAAGTTTATTGCATCAGTAAACACCAGCGCCCAGCGTTCCTGAATCGCGCCATTATTTGTAACTTTAATTGGATACAGGGCGTCATTATAGTTCGCAGAAATTGCACCTTCTGACGGTTCATCCCGCCAGATGCTGTTCCAGGTCTGCTGTACAAATTTACCGGTAGAGCGGGCCTGCATATCACCAATGACTAGAGCTGAGCCGACAATCGTGTTCTCAGCATCGTAGTTATGCGTTAAAGGTTTGGTGAAGGTTAGCTGGCCGTTGATCTGCACATCACGGATCAGCAGCATGTCCTGATAGCGATATTTCATTGTCAATGGTGCGGTCAGTGCATTTAAAGCAAAATCACCGCCCAGAGTAAACTTGCCATAGTCATAATCTACGCTGTACATATCGAATGGGACTTTTACCCCGTCGGCATCTTCCAGCTCGGCCCATGAAATGCGCTGATCTGGCAACTCATAAGTCTGGCCAGCGATATGATCTGGCAGTTCAAAGGTTTTACTGGAACTGACAATAGCAATATCACCCACCCGATAAATCGGTACCCGGCCATCGAGCGGCAGACGGGTAGCAGACAAGCCCAGAATCTCGGCATCCAGCGGGATGTAAGTATAAGCCACCGCGTTATAACGTACAGTTTCTGGCGCAACCCATACCGGTATATTGATGTACCTTTTGCCAGCTTCATCGTACTCGAGCAGAACGTCATACCAGTCCTGCTCTTCAATTCCTGTACGATTATTTTCCGTGATTTCAGTCTTGGTATAAAAAAACAGATCTACAAAACCGGTCTCGTAATTAATCTGACCATGTGCCCGGCTGGTCTCAATGATGCCATCGTCATCAGCCCGCAGTGTCAGCTGCCCAAAGTCCAGTGTGGCTACGACAACTGTTAATGAACCGGGACGCAGCGGACTGACCGGTGTTCTAAAGCTGATACGGTTGACCGGGGGCATATCTGTAGTTGTAGTGAGAGACTGCAGTACCAGCTGGTTATCCGTATTCGATGTCCAGCTGTCAATCTTGATTTTGCCGGTACCATATTGAATGCTACCGGAACTGGTACCACTGTTATTGGCTGGATTTACATTACGTACCAAGGTACCGGTACGGTCCAGATAGGTATCCGTACCTAGCATAAAACGCACCGCGCCGGATAGAATCTGCTCATCAAAGCCTTGGGTCAGATCAAAGCGCAGCTTGTCACCGGTAATCTGTTTGACCCCGGCACTTACGCCTGAAGTATCCCGGTATTTCACGCTAATACTGGTCGCCCGGTATACCCCGAGCTGCACTACTTCTTCCTTAATTTGAGAAGTGGCGGGTAAATAAAATGACATATTTATGCTGCTCCATAAACCGCAATTGGTATATAGGATTTGGTGAAAACCGAGCTGGTCGCTTCAGGAATAATTTCCACCGCGCCTGTTGCATAGGTAATAGTGCCCTGTACCTTGCCCTGACTGTTAACCAGGTTACCAACCTCTGCATTCACTGGAATATCAGTTAGAACCACCGTACCGATGACTGAGCCGATTTGATCAGCAACCGGCACACTTAACTCAACACTATTGGGTTGTATTGCAGCACCTGAACCAATGGTAAATTTCAGCTTTTGATCAGTTGGTATGACATTTTCAACAGTCTGATCAAGCGGTACGCCATAGCTATAGTTGATAGTAAAGACCGTATTTTTCTGCGGCAGTTTGTTTGGGACCAGCCGGCCTTGACCGGTGGCATAGTTAAAGGTACCCGTGGCATCGCCACTAAACTGGCCAAGCGTATTCGTAGTTGCGGTTTTCTGTTCGCCTTCCAGTAGCCATTTCACTGTCACGCTGCCTGAGGCTATTCCTGCCTGCTGTAAATCGAACTCGAATGCTGCCGGTTCAACCGCAAGACCTGAGCGTATAAACGTAGCCAGCGGTGTACCCCACAGCAACAGGATTGGTGTATTCACATCCGGTAAGGCACCCATCGTAATAGACCAGGAACCGGTCTCATAGTTGACTGCGCCAGAGCCAAACGAAGTACTTGCACCTTTTAATTGCCCCGAACCATCATCTCTCAGTTCATAAAACTTGCCCTGTGACATATAAGAAACTGAAAGGCTGCCCGGGGCGGGTGGTGGTACCAGCACACCAGTCCAGTTGGCACTCTGGTTTTGTTGAGTGACAGGCCGGGTTTCCGACTGGAAGTACTGGTTGGGTGCTGAAGCCGGCTTAAAGGTCATACTTAAGTTTGCAGATCCTGCACCTGCAGCTTGTGTCCACTGGATCAGTCCACGCTGGTAATCAATTGTTCCAACCTGGGTACCAGAAGTGTTTTTAAGTAGTCCGCCCTGATCAGTGATCTGCTGGCCAAACAGGTTAAACGAGACACTCGATGGCATGACAGATGAGCCGATATACAGGTTCTGAGCGGTACCAATGGTGGTCAAGTAAGTTGCAGTAATAGCAGCAGTGTTACCCGGTACCAGTACCATACTTTCCCCGGCTGCGTTTACATCCACAATTGGTGTTTCAGTCTGGGCAGATGGAACCAGCTGGGCAAAGATACTTTCCGCATTTACGGTAAACTCACCAACTTTTGCAGCAGACTTGAGATTGCTGGATGCATAATACTTACCGGTATCGGCTACGATAGTATCCCGTAAAATCGTTTCGGACTTTTCGCCGCTATACCATTGTCTTGCAGAGAGCCCGACATAATCCTGATCGAGTGGATCATTAATGCTGTAAGTAGCCAGTTTGTACTCAACTTCCTTCCCATCAATGACCATTTTAGCAATACGGGTCTCAACTTTGGTGATGCGGACATACTGCTCATGCTGCAGTGCCTGGCCTTCTTTTGAGACCAGTACCAGCGTGCTGCCGACGGAACTTTCGACTTCACTCAGAAACATCGCCACCTGCAGGGTTTTCATACCGACATAATGCGTATCCAGGGGACTCCCTGCTGCCTGCCCCCCCTTGGCCAGATAGTTTTCAATCCGGTTCTGGGCGGACTTGCGCTCATCAATCCATGACTTTGTACTAAACAGCAAAGCCGAGACATTGGGATCTTTCGGGTTTTCCGAGATAAAGACCGTAGCCCCCATAAGCAGGTCTGTATCATTCGTTGTCACGGCGGGGAACAGTTTACGCAGTGACACATCACCCATGGTGCGGTCCAGCTCACTCACATCATTAAACAGGTTGTTGCTCTGGCCATCTTCAATAATCTGGCCAGAGTACTTGCCGCCACCATCTTCTGTATCGCTCAGGCGCTCGGACTTATAGAGCACCAGATTTTTAGTTTCAATTGCCACTGTATAGCTCCCCCACTTCAATAAAACGCAATATCACGTTGTAATAGTCATCCTCAGATACAGATGGAATTCCCTTCACTGGAGCAGCTTCCAAAGCCCCGGCTTCATGGTTAAAAATCACATGAAATTCACGTCTGTCGTGCTGATACTCAAAAGCCAGAATGAATTGTTCAGATAAAGCAGACCAGTCTTGTACCTTGCGTAAATCACGGCGTTTGATCCAGCCCATCGTGTTATCTGCCGGTTGCAGCACAATTGAACGACCTGCTTTTTTACGGCCCTCCTGGATAATTAGAGAACCATCAATAGCCCGACTCTGTTTCTGCTCAATGGGCTTCCATTCAAATTCATCAGACCATAAAAAACCGTCCTCAAGCGGGACGGTTTCTGATGTAGACACTCGTATTAATTTCATTAGCTACTCTTTTTTATCCTTTCCAGTTCAGTCAGGAAATCATTAAAACTGCCCTGATTAGCCTCATCCACAGGGACATTAATTGTGCGGCCATTAATAGAGATCTGGTTGATGACAGTACGTGAAGGCTCTGCAGTTGGAGTGCTGGTTTTAGGATAGCTCACGTCCGGAGCCAGATTGTTTACATTAACTCTGGAACCAGTACTGCCCGACTTGCCTGCATACTCTTCCAGCTTTTCCAGCTGCTCGGCAATGTACATATAATTGCCGGTCTGTTTCTGGTTGTCGTATGCAGAAACACCATAACGCGCAGCATATTCATGAGAGGCGGAACGGTAATAACCACCCGGACCCTGTTGAGCGGTCTGGAACAGTTCTTTAGCTTTCTGCTTTACATTGCCCCCATAACCCATTTCAGTCAGCTGCTGCTCAATCTTATCAACTGAATAACCGTTTTTAGCCATGACTCCAGTTTTAGAGGCTTTGAGCTTGCCCTGCATGGCATTAAGCGCTTCTGACCAAGCTTCAGTAGAGGATTTGGCCTCCTCTCTTGCCACCCGTCCAGCTTCACGGTAGCCATCCTTAATACCTCGTGCAGAATTTTCAATCTGGATATTCGCCTTGACCCATTCCGAAGCCGTTTGAACCACTGCTTTACCAGTATCATCAATCTGCACCTGTAACCCATGACTTGCTGCTTTTGCCTGAACAGCTGCAATCTGGGCCTTATCTCCTGTTGCCAGTGCGGCATTTAACATCTGAATATAAGCCTGCTTAATACCTTCAGCAGTTGTCAGCCCACTTTTACTGATAACTTCAAAACTTTTCTGGGCACTCACTGCCGCGCCATTTAATTGCTCTTTAGTTTGAATACCTAAAGCGGCAAATGCACCTTGTACAGGATTAAGTACAGCAGGGAGCTGCCGCGCCTTTTCCTCAACTTTACTCAAGCCCAAGGCTACCTGCTCACCAGTAATCAACCCCTGTTTTTCAAGCGCAATCAGAGAGCTCTTGGCATAATCCAGTTCGGCACGAGTCTGGGCGGTATCAATTGCTTTATTAAGGTTGGATGCTAGAGCTAATCCAGTATCAATACCTTTTTGCTTGTACTGATCAAGATTACCGAGAATAATCTGAACATCATTACTGGCAGATTGAAATGCAGCTGAGAAACGACCTTGAAGCTGTTCTGTACTTAGTCCGGTACGATCTAATGCCGCCTTCATCACAGCTTCAGTTATCTGAGCATTCTTTTCGGCTTCCTTTGACGTTCCTGCAAAAGCAGCTCTGGCATTCGCTTCAAAAACAACCAGGTCCTTGCCATCTAAGGCTTTGCCTAAACTTCCTTGCAATTCTTCGCCCGTAATTTTCCCTTGGTTTTGCAGCAGAATTAAAGCAGTGATTGCGTCGTTAATACCTTTGGTCGAATCAAACTTCATAGCCTGAGAGACTTTCTCCAAGGCTTCTTTAGCAGGTTCACCCTTTGCAATTAATGCATCAAACTCTGTAATAAGCTTTTTGGATTGTTCGGTCAGCTGATAGGTTTTATCTCTACTCTTCTCGGCAGCTGCAGCATGTTTTTGCTTGGCCGCAGCACTTGCTTCCTGTTTCTTTCGTGATTCCTCCTCAGCTGCTGCCAGATCGCGTTCCTGCTCGGCCAGCGACTTTGTACCTGTTACTCTCGCTACAGTCCAGTCAATAAAATTAGAACCCTGCCGAAGTAACCAATCATCAAGTTTCTGAAAATTATTGATAAGCAGATCACCAGCGATTACGACACCAGCTGCTGCAGCACCATATGCTCCAAACCTGGATAAAACAGAAACCAATCCTGCCTTAAGGCCATTTGTGGCATTAGTAACCCGTCCAAATACTCCGATAGCTGCTGTATTTGCGGTTGTGCTTGCATTGGTTGCAGCAGCCAGTTCGGTTTTAGCTACTGCCGTAAGATGGGTAGCACGTGTATTGGCTGTATTTGCACCGGTATTTGCAGTCAATGCTACGGTTTCTGTAGCGATAGCAACTTGTGCAGCCTTCGCTGCATTGGCTTTTTCCAGAAATACTGCTGCCATTCCAATAGCTTTATAAGCAATGAATGCCTGAGCTGCAGCAGTAAGGGTTGTAATAAGTGCATCAAGGTTTTGAGAAACAAATTTTAAGGCTTGGGCTACCTTGGCACTTGCTCCACTCGCTGCATCTGCTTCACCGATATAAATTGTCCAGGCTGTTTTCAGGTTCTCAATAGAAGCGCCAATCGTAGCTGGGAATTTATTAAACTCGGCAATGATCACTTCACTCTGGCTTAAAATGGCTTTGGTCACTACGGCGGTGGTCAACTGTCCCTGATTAGCCATCTCACGTAATTGGCCAGTAGTCACACCCAATCCGTCAGCCATTGCCTGTGTCAGTCGCGGTGATTGTTCAACCATGGAGTTAAACTCATCACCTCGTAGTACACCTGAACCTAACGCCTGATTAAGCTGGGTAATTGCAGCTTCATTCGCTTCTGCACTACCACCACCCACCTGAATGGCGCGGTTAATAGTTTCAGTCAGTGCTAAAGCCTGCTCTTGCGGCCACTTCATCTCCTGACCAATTTTAGTCAGCCGTGCAAACAGATCACCGGTAGCCACAAGATTAGAATTGGTTTTTATGGCTACATTTGCAACATCATCCATTGCCTGTTTTAAGTTGGCATTATCACCAATCGCAATCTGAATACGGCCAGATAGTGTTTTATACTGATCAGATACCTGTGCAATTTCCATTGCACTTGTACCAATACCCACTGCAGCCAAAACACCGGTTAAAGCATTGAAGCTATTTCTTAGGCCTTCAACCTCACTTGCCGCCCGTTGCCCAAAAGTTTCTGTATCCTTAAGCTCATGGTTTGTCTTTTCCAGAGACTGATCCAGATGATCCACCACTGGTGCTGCTTGCTGGGTCGCCCTCTTAAACTCATTCATTGAGTTTTCAGTCAGGTCCAGAGCCTGCTCCAAGCGTTCAACTTTTTGTTTAGCCTGATTCAGTTCTTCCAGGGAAATATCATGGCTGGCATTTGATAGGGCCTGCCAAGCTAATTTAGCCTCGTTCAGTTCTCTTTCTAAGGCATTAATCGCATTAGAGCCTAATTCACCAATACGCTGAACTTCACGCGTAGATACTGTTGCACCGCTTCCCATTGACTCGATAGCACGAGTTACAGTCTGCGCTTCACCTATTACGCCTGATAGATCTACTGCACTGAACTGCTGTAACTGATTAATGGTCGATTGGGTGGCATTGTCCACGCCACGCATGGCATTTACAGCAACGTCCTGATAGTAATTAAATGCACTGGACGTTTCTTTAATAGCATCTTCAATACTTAGAACACGCTGCTTGGCGATTTCAATATCTTTTAAGGTACCATCCGTACTTTGCAAACGAACCAATTCAGCCTGAGCAGCTTTTAGGGCTGAGTTAAGCTCATTGAGACCTTGTTCACCAGTGCTCGACATTGAGCGTAACTCACCTGCACTGATAACCGATTTGTCACCAAGACCTTCAATCTCCTTGGCCGCTGTAAAGAATTTAGTACCCAGCAGTTCTGCAAGTTGAAGCGCATCACTTGGAATGGCTTCACTGATTTCAAAGCCTGCCTTATTTGCCTTGGCTGCTGTATCTTTGAGTTCATTCGCCAGACCATTAATCTTGCTAGCAGCCTGATCAGCTTTCTTCTGCAAATCATCCGGAACTATTTTTCCAACATCTTTTGCAGTTTCAGTAGAAGCAGCTTTTAACTTATCAGCTTCACTTTTAATTACGGCAACAACGGCCTTTGTAATGCTTTCAGATTGTTCAACATTAGACACATAATTCTTTGTGTCAGCTTCCATTACAAGCTTAAACGATAATTCTTTACCGGCCATATTTTTACTCGCAATAAAAAACCCACCGAATGGTGGGTTAAGTGAAGAAATTAAAAAACTTTTTGAGTATTTGTTCTTTATATACAGACTTACTCCAGTGAAAGAACATCCGTGTTCACTTATATCTCTTTATTCTATGCACTCATGTTCATATCCATCAGATACTGTTTTGCCTGTATATGAGTGATTGAGATTAAACTACATCTACAGCCCTCTTGCGGTCTGCTCCAATGCTCAACGGCCTTCTCCTGAAATTCCTGATCAATAATATTGAATATTTTATTACTAAAGTTTTGACAGGATGCAGGCGTATGACCATCGATAATCGGTGCCCATAATAAATATCCAGAATTTTTATCTTGGGTATGCTCATAAATATCTTTAACGACCAGACAGTTAAAAACAAACATCTGTCTATTTGCGAACCAGGCGCGATAATCACGACTATGTTCTAAAAGGACCCAATTTACATGAGGACGAATATGATCAGGGACTAAAGCAATAAATCTCTCAGTAAACTTTTTGAATAAGAGTTTATTATCTCTGAGCCTTTCATTATCCAGATGGCTCAGGAGATCCAGTATCTCATGCTTAAAAAACTTTGAGTCGGCACCACATGCCACACCCATATTCACTAACTCTCTCTGCTCGTCACTGCTGAATGAGTTAAACCATTCTTTATAAGCTGCTCTACTTGCTGCTGTTAATACTCTTTTCATGATTAAGCTCAAGTGCACTTTTATAATGCCGACCATTCTAATCAGGTATGGTAAATTTAATTATGTGAAATTGTTAATTAATTCACACTTTTTACTCTTTTAGCTCATCAAGTAGCTTTTTTAACTCTTTAGCAGATGCATGCTGAGCGGATCTCACTACACTGGTCAGTGCCGCCAGCTTGTTCCGGTAATCTTTTTGGGCTGATTTTAGATACTCACTGTAAGCGCCGTAAGTCATATTCATAATTTCGGTATGAGTATGGCCAGCACTGATCAGGAGCTGGAATGAGTCAAACCAAGTTGAATTATTTTCTTTTACTGCCTGCCTTTTATTACGGCGTTTAGGCTGATCTTCTTTAAAATAAGCGCCGTTGACCTGCAGTACTGCTGATAAAACTTCTTTAAATTGCTGTTCCGATGTTGTGGCCAGATCGATCAAACTGGTTGCTGGAAGCTTAGTGGCCAACCTGCACATACCCAGCACTTCAATTGAATGAGTCTTAAAAAGTTGAGTTAAAATTTCATCTGAATAATCTTTTCCCTTTAAGAAGCCTTTTACCTTTTCGGCATGTACCGCCCATTGGTCAAAATCTTTTATCTGGATCTGGTGTACTTCAACATCATTCACTGTAATAGAGCGATTAGCTGCTAGAAAAAAATCATTCATGATGGAATCTCAAAATAAAGTTCAGGAAATAAAAAAGCACCCGAAGGTGCTTTTATTCATTTAATACTATGTTTATCTCTCAGGTTTAAGGCTTAACCTCAGTAACATTGATAGGCTGATCCTTAATTAGTTCTAGAATACCCTCACCATTTTTAAAGTGGATTGATACCCCTTGGCTATTTGCTAAGCGGAGCCCACTTGCTGATACGGCTCGTTTAAGTCGATAATTTTTACCTGACTGATCACTTAGTTCTGCCGTTTCAAAGTTATCTGTAGTTCTAAGGATATATGTTTGATTATTTGGTCCAATAAACTTCAGTAATTGCTTTTCTTCAGTAATGTTGATGATCTGTTTGGGCTTTAAATTTTCTGAGGATTCGTCTGTAGTAGTATTTTTAGAAGCCTTAGCCATATTAGAATTACACCCCATTAGAAATACACCTGCTGCTAGTGCCAAGAAGAGATATTTCATACTTATGTTCTCCATTTTTAATTTTTGAATTCAACATAAATGCCTAATGGTGCCCATCTTAAAAGTAAAACATCAAAACATCTGTTAATTTTTGATAATTATTCTCATTATTAGGAAAATATAGAGCAGATAAAATCAACATTTCACCCTATCTTTCAATGTAGTAGCCCAATGTAACATTCATCTGTATCGCTTTAATATCTCTTGCAATTTAAATTCTATCTGTGAATCGCTCAGCTTAGGTAACTTTATCAGTTTCTCTATATCATCCTGAACTTGGTAAACAAAATAAAGGGTGGATCCCTTATCGTATTTGATTACTAACCCATTGCCCTGCAAATTTCTTATTCTTTCATTTATCTCTGGTTGTTCACCTGCCAAAACCAAAGTGTAAAAAGAACCCTTTTTTGATAAGAAAAAGGCAAACTTGGTCAAGGCCATTGCGTGCAGATAAAAATCTTGCACTTCCCGATATAGCGCTGGTGTCATTTAATAAATCCAATCAACACTGAAGGTCAGTTTTTACCTTTAAAAACCGTACCATACAGGTTAATAGAATACTTTTTATCCACCCAAAAGAAAAGATATCCAAAGGTATTAAACGATAAACAGGCACAAAAAAAGACGCTTATGCGCCCCTGTGCCTGTATTTTGGATTTAGTTACTCAGCTTTAAGTATCAAGCTGCTACATTAAAACGATCAATGTGGCCAAACATGCTAAGTTCAGCATCATTTACCTTGGTAATGTCAGCCAGACATTCACCTTCAATATCGTAACTAGAGAAATCTTCATTGATCAGATCAAATTCCGTTTCCGGTGAAAACTCCACACGCCATAAAGTCACGGCAACCTTATCTCCTTTATAGGTATCAACACCTTTAAAGAAGAAGCGGTATTCATTGCCGATATCGTTTGCAATCGCAGTACGTGTTAATTTTCCGGCTTTACCTGACCACTTAACGTCACCAGTCGGTGCAATATTAAAAATTACTGTACCGAATGCCGAATCGAGTACATAGGTATTGGCATCAATATCTGTATCAGCGCCGTCTTTAAACTTAACTTCTGACAGATTACGCTCACCCAGATCAATCATGGTCCCAGCTTCAACAGTACCTAGTGAGCGATCAGCAATAGTGCTTGCAGATACTTCAGTAACTTTACCACTCATCACCATGGCAAGATTTTGCTTGGTTACCTCTTCCAGGGTACCGCTTACAGATACTCCTGTCTGCTTTCGCAGTACTGCATCTTTCGTACGAAAACCTGTTTTGGACTCATAGTGATCGGTTGAATCCGAAGTAATTTGAAGCTGCAGGGCTGGCATACTTCCTACCGGAAACATACCTGATACTGCACCATTAATAATTTTAGCCAGGAACAGTTCACCCTGTAACGAAATAACGTCTGGTTTATTTCCCATCTGCTTTTACCTCTTTTGTAGTTTTTGCTGCAGCTGGTTTCGGCTCTTCAGAGGGCTGTTCTACCTCCTTGATTGTACCAGCATCTAATTGCTGTCGGATTTCAGCATCGGTGAGTCCACCCACGAAATCCCCTTTTTTGAAACGCCCTAAAGGTTGCTGGGCTATATATTGTTTTGCTGCCATAACTGGCTCCTAGATAAATCGTTCTGATTCAAATACTGCGGTGAGATATGCAAAACCTGTACTAAAAGCTTCTTTCACATCAACCAGCATCAATTCTCCACGTGCCGAGGCTGGCTTCCAGCCTGAGAGCAACTGAATAACATCTTCAAGAAGATTACCCGCCTGATCTGTTACCGCTGAACCATCTATAGACTGTGAACGGGCATTCTTACAGGCCACGGTGACCGCCCACTGCTGGCTGATCATGTTCATTTTTCCCTTGCCCGCACTATCCTTAGGGCGAATCCGCACAAAGTTGACGTGAGCTGATGGGGTTACCTGACCCATTTCAGTCACCAGTACAGAGTTCAACGGCGTATAGATCTGCTTGAAATCCGGAATCTCCTTGAGCTTCTCGGCAATTTCTCCACGTACTGCAAAAAAGTCAGACACCTATATGCCTCCCGATAATATTAAGGATCTCTTCATCATCATCCTGATTGATGCCCAGAAAGGTACGAGAAGGGATATTGACCTGTTTCACTTTCCTAAACTGGCCACCCACCGCAAAGATTAAGTACTCCGCCGTTTTAGGCAGAATGGTTGCACCAAAATGAAAGACATGGGCATACATTTTGTTTGAACCCCACTCAACACCGTCAGGGCGCAGGTTATAGTGCAATTCATTCATTAATTCACCCGTATCACGGCCTGTTTGACCATTTTGCATCTGGGCCCGCCATGACTGTTTCCATGGATTACCATCTACATCATGCTGGCCTATAAACCGGTCTTGAGTGGAATAAACTCCATAGCCACCAATCTCGACAAACATATCCTCCTTTCTGCTGTCGAAATCGGCCATATGCTGCAGTACTGCCATTATGGCAGATTCATTGTCAGGACGAATTGTTATAGCAAAAGCCATACCTCCTCCTTATTTAAATGAAGGCATCTTGTCTAGCGTTTCATCACCAAACACGCCTCCTATATAACTGGTTCCGATGGGCATTGTGGTAGGCCGGCCCTTGGGCTGATCATCTACAATTTCATTGGTTGCGGTCTGGATCTGTAGATGTGCTTTTTCATCTTGTACCCGTTCAAGAAATTTAATCGCATCCTTATAACGGTTACGTACTTCTTCAGTGGGCTGCTGGTAATAAAGCCGGTAACGGGCAATATCACAGGCCATGCGGTTCAGATTACTGGGCACATTGGGAAGAGGCAGAGGATAACGGCCACCGATATAACCGTTAATCTCTTCTGCCGCATCCTGAAGTGCTTCATTGATAGAAGCTGCTGCATCTGCATGCATCAGCTTTAGTTCTTCAATGTCATCAGCAAACCGCTTCACCATGTCTGCTTCTGTTGCGTACATAGATCACCTTACTTGGCTGCATCAGCACCCTGTTCAGCTGGTTTGTCACTGGTCTTAGACTTAGACGCTGGCTTGGCCTTTTCAAGCTCAACCACTTTTGCCTTAAGTTCAGCAATTTCCTGCTCAGCCTTGGCTTTATCAGCAGCAGCGGTCTGATTGGCTTCAGTTAAAGTAGTATTTGCCGCTGTCAGCTCTGCATTGGCCTTTTCAAGCTCAGCCAAACGTGCAGCGGCACTATCTGCTTTAGGCTCTTCTGGCTCCTGATATTCTTCAATAGCCCCAGATGCTAAAAGGGCCTGAATACGTTTTGCTTCAAGCCCTTTGATTTCATCACCTGGCATAAAATGCCCGATAGATTGTTTTGCTATGTACTTCGGCATTTAAGCCTCCTTATAGAGTAATGAAGCCGGTCCCACCAACTACGCCGTTCTTATTCGATGGAATGACCAGTGGAGCAGATTCGGTCATCAGCATAATGCCGCTTGGATCTTCACAGTACCATTGACGGTCAAAGTACTGCTGAGCCACACCATTGGCCAGCATATTTTTAATCTTACAATGAGCCACCGAGCCATTGGTATCCGAGATCAGACTGAAATAGTCTTTCTCAATGAAACGGTTCACCTTACCCTTATGACGGTAGGTTGCATCGTAAACCCAGAATTCAATTCCATCAAAAGTGCCTTTCAATGTAGCAGTCTCACTTACGCCAAAGCTTGGTGTAACTGGTACAGAGATTCCAGCATAGGGCTTGATGAATTCATCCTTGAATTCTGAATTATTCCATAGAGCTGCCCAAACCGAACCCGACATGATAGCAAGCTTAGCTTCACCCCCATCAGCGGCCAGTTGACGCTCTAGCATACGTTTAATGTCATCAACAGGCTTTGCTCCAGCTTCATTCCAAGGTATTGCAGGAGTGAAAAGCAGAGATGCATCACGACGGTAATCCACCAGGTTGTATTCATAATCATCTGAATGCAGCAGGTATCGACCATTTTTTAGAAGATTAATGGCCATCATCAAAACCGAGTTATCAATCGCATCATGGTTCCGTTTCATAACAGCGATTTGAGCAATTACCATTTTTTCCTGGTCAGAGAGCTGCTGGTTACCGGTAGAGATAATGCCAGCTGTACGCAGACGTTCCAGCAAAGCAAGCTCAAAGGTTTCTGCAGGTGTTACCTGATTTTTAGGTTTGTAATAAGCCGGTTTCACATGGCGTACTTCACCGGATTGATCAGTATCAAAAGGTTTACCAGGTTGCTGTGGCGATACCAGTGGTGCCAAGTCGTGTTCAGCTGTTACTTCGGCTAGTGGTACGTAATCCCGGGTAAACAGTGGACGGTTTGGAAACAGGCGATCCAGCAGCCATGTATCCATCGGACGGAAGTTGTTATGAATGAGAGCAAGCTCACCCACATCTAGAAGTTCAAGCGGAGTACCGTCAATATTAAAAGACTGTGGCATGTTTATTACACCTTAGAAAGTTCGATTTTGTTTTTGGTTGCTTTGGCGCGGGCAGCATCATATTTCGACTTGTCCAGCAACGCCCCATTTAAAGACACGGCCTCAACGTTAAATACACCGCCGTAATACACCGGAATTTCAATCCCGTCAGCCGCCTTAATGGTTGCTTCGGCTGCGGTAACGTTCTGGCCACAGATCACATCCCAGGATGATTCATCTGCAGCATGAGTCAGTACATTGTCATCTGATAGCACCAGAAGATCGCCGTACTTATATGCAGTGGCCGTGGTGACCTTGGCATTGGCACGGCGCAGCTTTTCATTGTCTAGCACCAACCGTTGGGAGGTGATGGTTAGCTTTGGAATAGTAATGCTCATGAATTATTTCCCCTTGTTTTGTTCAGCGAAGGCTTTTGCACCTGCTGTGAATTGATGCTCCTGATTACCGCCCGTTCCGCCTTGTCCTTGCCCACCCTGGCCACCAGTAGCCTGATGATTGAACAGGTAGTTCAGTGCAGGATTTACACTTGGTGTTTGTTGTTGCTGTTGGCCAGCTGGTGGTGTTTGATTACCTGTCGAGAACTGTTTAAGTGTGCTGGCCATCAGCTCAAATGCATCGTCTGGCATAGCAGCGAACTTTGACTTCTCTTCGGTACTAAACTCTTTGCCCAGGTCTTTAGCCAAAGCATCGATTTCGGCATTACGTTTATCAGCGGCAAACTTTTTAATCTGTTCCTGCAAACCTGTAATGGTCTGCTCCTGCTCCTGGAGTTTTGCTTTTGCTTGTTCTAGGTCCACGTCTGTGTCCTCTGGTTGGTTAAAGTTTTTGGGTGAGTGACTAGCTGCCACGGCGTTGGTATTGTCATCTGCACCTAAAGCACAAAATGACACTTCACGGATACGGCCACCCCGAAAGATGGCAACAGGTGCCTGGAATGTCCTGCCATTCACAATGACTGAACCTTCTTTAACCTCTTCCACTGTGGTGGGATAAATCCGTACTGACATTTGCCATGGAAAGTCATCATCAGAGTCCTGGGCAACTTGAGTTCCGAATTCATTTGAAAGTAGATTTCCCTCAATTTTGAGGCCTTCCGCATGACTGACGGAATGAGAATTGATTGCTCCAGCTCTTTGACTGGTTCGATGCTCTAGCAATGCGGGGATACGGCCTTTGATCTGGATCGAATCAAGGTCAAATACCACCTTGTCCCAATACCAGTGGTCAGTAATTGCTTCACCGCTATAGGCAATACCCGAAAAGGTGCGCTTCTTTTTCCCTTCCTCTGGCTTGTCTACACTGACTTGGCCAAGCTGAAAGCAAAACTGATCTTGCTCCTGCTTAGCTTTTTCATTTGGATCTGGCATTTTTCATGCTCCATAAAAAAACCGCTCCATTAGGAGCGGTTTGGTGATTAAAGAGACTTATTTCGTACTCTTCTTTCTATCATCAGATTTTGTAATAAGTTCTGTTTGAGGCGGTGGGACATATTCTGGCGGATTATTGTTACTCATATTCATCCTATTAGATTAATGAAATTATTAAGCAAATATTTTAGCAGTAAAAATAAAACCTAGTAAAACCAATAATAGCAAGCCCGCGCATTTTACTTCATGAAAGGCTTTAGTCAAAAATGAAGTTTTATAACTAATAGCCGACTTATAGCTTTCAATAATTTCCATATATTGATTAGCCATTGAGTAATAAAATACGTCCAAATCGTTTTTATTAAAGTAATCAATATTTTGCAAATTGAAAGGAATACTTTTTAACTTAATAGGTTGCATAGTCATAAAAATGAATCGCCATGAGGCAGCAAACGAGGCTGAAGCAAGGGTAATCAAAATTAAAATAGTAGAGTTTATTAAGTTAAATTCAAAATTTTCAACTATATCTTTGAAGAGCAATACAAGTACACCCGATAAGATACTTAATGAGGTTAGGTACTTAGATGCTTTATCTTCAACTTTATAATATTCTCCCCTTAAACTATCAAATTCACTTTTATAAAAATCAAAAAGCACTTTATATCTATCTATTACTGCCTTTTTATCTTTTTCCTCAGTCTGTGGCATAACTCACCAATTCAAATATCTATATGTTTTAAAGTATAAACCATCTGGCCATTTACTATTTCACTTGAAACTACCTGAAAAGATATGCCTAAGGGAAACAGTACGCCTTGCCCTGCATTTAGCTTATCCAGATCAATACCTAACCCTTTAGCATTCTCAATCTGAATCACAATATTTGAGCCAGAACCTGTAAGCAGTAACGGTGCATCCAGCGTAATGACCTTACCTACCTCCAATGATGCAGCATATGCTAGTGAAACTGATCCGGCCACTGTAGTTGCACTATTTGATGCCACTGCCTGTAGCCTGCTTAAATCCTCCTTCAGCCAGCGTTTAAGTACTTCCTCAGCCAGAGTGATAGGTGGTTGCTTTAACTGCGCCGTAAGAACTGAATCATTACCCTGTACATAATCCAGGAAAGTCTTAATTGTACTTGGACGTATTTCCGGATCTAAAGGTAAAACTGTCTCAACAATAGTTTCAAATAGATCACGGCTCTGCTCATCCATTGGAGCAAATAAACTGGCCAGCTTTTTACTTGCCGTCCACTCGGCTTTGATGACCTCTTTCTGCTTCAGCAAAAATGCTTTATCCATGTCAGAATCCAGGATCTTCTGATCTACCAGACCAGATAGATCGCCATAGGTCATTGGACTAGTACTCCAGCCCATTTCCTCAGCCACTTCCGGTAGCTGATCATTTGGCGTAATACCATATTTTTCTGCCTGCTTTCCAGTTAATGCAATCACTGTACAGCGACACATGAAGCCCCACGGCGGGTAATACATGAGCCAGAATGAATCATCGATATGACGGATAATCCGGTTCAATGCCAGATGACTTGGACGGACCCGGCTATCATCGATAGCTGAATACATCAGGTATGGTCGTTTGTCTCTATTACGTTGCTGCTGTTGCCAGCGTCCATGACTATACGCCGTCTGAATATTAGTCCTAAAAACATTCTTGAGATAAGGCTCACTTAGCTTGATCTCATGTTCAGCGACCAGTTTCTTAAAGTCCTCAAATGTCGAGCCATCTGCAATAGCCTTGTTTACAGCGGCTATCACAGTCTGGATCTGTTCTATGCTTGATAAAAAACTGACCGTGGTGGCCAGTTGTCGTGTCTTGAGATCCAGAGAGTAAAACTCATCAGGCAATACGATTTTACGAGACCGGGCAAACTGTAAGGCCTCTAAGAATGTGACTGGTTGCATATAAACCTCATGGCTTTCGTGGAGGTTGAGCTAAAAGTGCATCAATCAAGACTCTAACTCTGCTTTGCTTGGATTCAGCACCCAAAATAGCTATCTTGACTGTTTTCTTGCATCCACAAGGGCTGTATCCATTACCATTCCGGCCATCAAAACCACGGCTACATGATTCGCATTTTTCAGTCATCACTTATCTCCGCTCGCCGTCACATACCCCAGCACATCACCTGCATATAAAGCCCGTTCCAGATTCGCTGTGAACTGCGACTGACTGGCTTCAGGCATAAGCTGTATCAGATGAAAGGCCAGTTCTTCTGGTGTTTCACTTTTCTGCAGAAGCTCGTTTACTTGGGCATTGCTTAAGAGTTCAATATTGCGCTGTGCATCAGTCAGCTCTTCTACTTCCTGCTGCTCAGGTGATAGCTTTCTGGTAGTTGTCGCAAAGCTAAAGGCTTTATGGGGTAGTGCATTAAATTGAACATTCTGCCCTACCGGTAAAGCTAAAGGCTCCTGAAGATCACCTGGATGCAAACCATATTCACGTTCAAAGTACTGTCCACTAAAGTGAGCACCTGCTGTTTTAAGCTTGGCATCACGTTCAGCCTGATCACCTTTAAGCGGCTTATCCTCAAGAATGACAATGGTGTGTCGTTGCCATTGGTTGAGATCACAGAGTGCATTCAAAATAGCTTGGACAGTCGGGGTAATCATTCTCAGATCAGCTTTGAACTTATCATCCTGAACTTCCTTGTGAACCTTGCCCAGTGCCATAGAGCCGGCACCATCAGTACCACTGGTCAGTGTCTGACCCAGGATCACCTTCTGGATACGGCGCTCCAGGTTCTTGTCAAAAGTTTCATAGGCTCCACTACCGTTACCATTGCCATTACCTGTCCCTTGCACCGTAATTTCATCCTGATTTGAAATCGCAATGACTGAGCTTGCATGAGCATTGAGTAGTGCGCTTTTCATCGCCTCATTTTGTCCAGTCGAAGATTTACCAACCAGTATCGGCATACCAAACTTTTCAACAAACTTCGCCCAGAACTTAAAGCCGTTATTTTTAAAGAACCACACCCAATACAAGCGGCTTAATAATGCCTCACCATAAGGTTGCTCATAAGTCGGCTTGCATCGAGTCAGGAAGTGCTTGAAGCGTTGGTCTACTTCCTGATCCTGACGGATCTTGTTGTAGTTGGCCAACAGTAATAAACGGCCATCATTCTTTGGCTCATACCATTGCAGCGGTTTCTCGCCAATCCAGTTAAACCCAATGAACGGCGTGATGGTATCGCCATCAATATGCAGGTTCGGCGTTTCCGGTTTATTATAGATTGCTTCTAAAACCGAGTAGCCATACCAACGGGCGTTCTGTGCACCAATGATAATTTCAGACCACCATTCACGCAGATGCTCAGTCAGGATTTTTGCTGCTGAAGTATCGGCAGGTTCAATACGAAACGGCGCACTTTCCAGTTTATCCTGACGTTTCTCGATACACTGGTATATCTCGTCATCGTACATCATGACTTTCAGCCGGTGACGGGTGACACCTGCCTTACGCAGAACCTCATCGCCGTCAGGCATCTTGGTCAGATAGTTGATGAGAGCAAGCTCAGCCTCATGAGAGTACATACCACCTGAAACCGGTTTTGAACTCTCAGGCTGTTTCACATTCGCCTTTTTACTTTTCTTAGCCATAATAAAACCTATGAAGCCGGTGGGCTGTAATTCAACATTAAAACTGCATCTTCAATGGCATCGATCAGGGTATCCACCTGGTCGTCATGATCATGGGTAAAGGCGGCATTGAATGCTTCACACTCTTCAAAGAAGTCGCCAACCCAATGAGCATTCTTGGGAACCATCACAAAACGATCTTCAGGCTTATCCTTATAATTCGCCTCAAGATGAACCTGTACATCCATAAAGCGGGAGAGCTTGTCGATATTTCGCTGTACTGGTATTACAGCAACACCAGAGTAAGTCCCGAGTGTCTGGATCAATTGGGTACCTGAGGCCTTGTCCTCTACCTTCATGTAACGAATAGGTTTGGTGTGCCAGGTATATTCCTTATGCTTATCCAGAAAGGCTTTTGCCTGACGGTTAAGATCTGGGGCTTCCCATTTACCACGCAAGAGATCCAGCAAATACAGCTTGCCATCTATCCCCATGCCTACCAGCAGAAATACCGAGTAGTCGTTATGCTCTTTAACTTTCTGGGCTGTATCGACTAGAACGGCGCGCCACTTTAATTCTGGTATATCTGTATAGAATCCAAACCATTCAGACTTGATCAGGTCTCCACCCAATTTCTTAGGCTGCTGCATGTACTGGCTTGAGAAGGTGTAGCGGGAAACTGTTGCCCCTTCCTTATCCTTACCGCCCTTTTCAAGCTGTAATAAAGACTGAAGTGACTCTTTCTTTGGCCAGTAGCTTTGACGGCCCTTTTCATCACGCTCAGCATCTCGTGGTACCAGCTTTTGAATATGCTCTGGCAAGGTGTCAATATAAGCATTATCAATCAGTGCCGGGATAGAAATCTGTGTCCACTCACCTGGTAAATTTCCTGTCATGACAAAGTTAGTCGGATCTTCAGTATGAAGCCGCTGCATGATCATGATGATTGGGGTGTCAGACTTGGCCTTACGTGAGTTCACGGTATTGAGTAGCTTCCGATTCGCGGCATCTCGCTTGATCTTACTAAAGGCATCCTCAGGCTTTAACGGGTCATCAATGATGATACAGCCAGTAAAGCCATCGTCTGCCAAGGTTCCTGCTCGCCGCCCTGTGACCTGTCCACCCATAGAAGCTACATACACATGACCAACGTCATAATCCTCAACCGTAATTTTCCACTCTTTCTTGGAGTCGGTGCTGTTTGAGACTGATAAATCCCACATCTGGCGAAAGTCTTTTGACTTCACAATGTCACGCGCCGTATCCGATACGCCTTCAACCAGTGATTGCGAGAATGAAAGATAAAGAAACCGTGAACGAGCATTTAATGCTAAACCACGTGGAATCAGGTTCGTGGTCAGCTCAGTCTTACCGGCGCCGGGTGGAACGTTGATCACCACGTTTGCAATCTCACCCGCTATAACCTGATCAATGATCCATGAGATATAGACGTGATGCCAGTTCACCGTAAACTTAAAGCCCATACGGGGCTTGAAGAAACGCCGTGTGAAATATAAATGCTCATCTTCACACAGCTTCTTTTCAACCTGTGCTTGCAGATCCATTTAATATTCCTCTTGAGCCTTCCTTACTGCTTCAGCTACCTGTTCATCTGTAGCCTGAGTCACTGTGGTTTGAGTGACTTCACTGGTGACTTCAGTTTTATTAGTAAACTGCCCCCCAACATCTTTTGCGGCCTGTTCGAGAATCTTAAGGATCGTTTTGGCATTCTTGGTCTTCTCCAGTTGCTTTTGATACTGTTTAAGACGGTAGTACTTACTCGCAATTGGAATATCAATCAGGCCATCATCAAACTTTTGGCGAGTATCATTGAATAATTGAATATACTTCTTACTTAAGTTACGCCCAGCCACTTTAGTCGGGTCATAAGATGAGCACTGCATCCGGTCAATTTCAATATCAAACTCCTGTTTTACCAAGTCCGCTACTTCTTGAGGTGTATCACGGCATGCAAGAGCTTGAACTATAAATATTTTTACAGGCTCTTTTAGGGTTGCCATAATCACCTCTTTGTATGACTACGTATGACAAGACAGGCAAAAAAAAAGAGCCCTTAGGCTCAATTGATCACACACGTCCCACAACACGCAGCAATATTAGTTTCAGACACAAACGGCGCGTTCTTCGCGATTTCCAGTAAACGCTTAACTGACTCATCAGCCCCCCAGCGTTTAGTCTCACCAAAGAACACCTCGACATCATGGCCAGCCAAGTAATGCTTTGGTAAGCCGGTCATATCGCTATAAATGATTTCGCCGTCCTCATCACGTTCAACACCGATGTGATAAAGTTCATGCTCAATCAAACGACAGAACTCCCGATCATTAGAGTTTTCGCAAAAGCTTGCGTCTACTGTAATGAGATAAACAGGTACATAGCCGAACCAGTCCCGCATCTGCTGTTCCTGCCTAGCCTTCTTCCAACCACCCTGGTTAAACATCACCTTTTCACATTGGCCCAGTACCATACGTTTTTTCGCTACTGCCGCAGATGAAGCCCAAGCAAATGCCAGGAAGGTTTCATCATCATGAAGCAGCTCAGCGATATGATCATGGTCCGGATTGTGCAGCTGGCCACCCAAGGTTAAAAAGTTTTTAAGCACCCATTCTTTTAATTCAACGGCGGGTGCCAGCCGGATTGCTTCCTCTTCCTCTGCCTGATCAATCAGTTCCGGCGGCGGGAATGGTCTGAACTGTTCTATCATTCATTCGCTCCAGTTCTTTTTTAATCCAGTTAATGACATAGCCTGAAAGTATTGAATCAGGATGAAAACGTTCGAACATATAACCCAGTTCTTCTGCATGGTCATAACGATCCATGCTCCATGCTTTATTGGCCAGCTTACCCCTGCGTCCACCAGACCAAGGACCGCCTTCAATCTCAATTAGCAGTCGCAGCTTTACAATATGAAAATCAAATCGCCAGTGCTTAGTGGTTTTAAACTGAAACTTTCGCTCATACCCAATTGAATGTTCTTCTAGTTCTTGAAAAAGGGTTTCTTCAGCTTCGAGATATTTTTGAGTTGCTTTAGGTAATGGCTTTGCTCTTGGTACCTTTCTTAATGGCTTCTTTTTGGTTAGAGCTTTGTACTGGTCTATATCCATAACTTACACCCATTAAAAAACCGCACTAACTTTAGTCAATGCGGCTTCTTATTCTTACCAAACTTAAATAACGCTATTCGATTTCTTTCCAGAAAGAGACATATAGTTTGAATTCTGACTTTATGAGAAATGCACTAATTAAAAATGCAGCCCCAATTACCAGAAACATTATGTCTATATTCATAAACCCTACCAATTCAAGGATAATTCCAAGAATGCACAGTGCATAAAAAACAACTACGCCTAAATTTTCTTTCATTTACTTCACCAGGAGAAAATTTGCTTTCTGCAAATTTGAACTGGCATATTTACATCAAAACTTCTTTAAATGGAAGAGACTGAGAAGTCTATCCGATAAATATAATTTTTGGTTATCTGGTTAATATTTTGCAAACCTCTTACTTTCTTTTTCTCCATGAGAGAAGAACTACTCAAAACTAGCTTAAGACTATTGTTCAGTTATTTAGGTGTTATAAGCACCACCAATAAGTTATCTTCTTCTAGCCAGTCAAACTCATACCCTTTAGCATCATAGTAAATTTCCAGTTTCTCTACTACTCCAGGCTCAATATCAGAATATTTCTCTTCAAAACTTATAGCCGTATTTTTATTTACTTCCAGCTTATTATTGATACTAGAGATTAATCTTTCATAAGTAATTCTATAATTAGACATGATAAAAACTTCTTAATTTTTCGGCAAACACCTAGCTATATCAGAGCCCTAGCAAAATAAATATAGTATAAATGTCTAAGTAATTTTAATTAATTTAATCAAATAGATTGCATAAGTTATTTTAAAAAATCTAGGATTTTATCTGTAGTTATGAGAATAAATTTTAAAAGATCTCATAAGGTGTTTAGAGCTTATGAGATCTTCAATAATAAAGTTAATTCCTTTCATACTTTCATTTCACCCATTATCCTTAAGCCACTTGGGCTTCATCCAGAATAAGCTGAACCGCACTCTTTAACTTTATTTCCAAATCAGGATCTGCCTTATTCATGCGCCACTCATGCCTGGGAGTAGGATTATTTCCGGCATATCCTATATCTGAAAACAAATATACGCATTCATCAGAGAGATGAGCGCTATAAACAACCTCTTTTGAATTACCATGTGTTTTCTCTAACACCTGTAATGTTTTCAGTATATCTGAATCACTCATATTCAAAATCTCTCTCATTAAATAGAAAAGCTCATACTGGGAGCGATATGAGCTTTCGGTAGATGGATATTTAAAGCTAATAAACTAATAATGAAGGGTTAAAAAAACCTGCTTTCATAGAGGTAAAAGCAGGTTAAGGGGTACTACTACACACACTCTTCTATCGGAAGGAAAGTGATAGAATTAATATTAATATAATTTAAAATTCAAATATATGTAATTGTTTTAATAGCAATAACGGTGTGCTTAATGTATCTCATGTTGTTTATTTATTAAACATAGCTTGAAATTAAATTAGAGATTTTTAAATAAACAATATAAACAAATTTCTAAAAATCTGTCTCCAACTAAAATCTTATGAATAAAAAAAACCTATCTTCTTAAGGATAGGCTAATGAGGATTTGTATAGAACTAAGTGTATACAAATTCATTAAAACTTTAAGAGCCTTTCTTTCAGGGAGAAAAGACAATTAAAGTAGGTTACCAAAGTACCCTTAAGTAAAAAGGGTCATTTGAATATAGACAAAATATCGAGTTTCTTGAGTAATTTTTTTGGATAATAGAGTTAATAGTATGTATCGTATTCACTCACTAATATTCTTTTATTTGCTAGTTCTTCAAGCATGTTCTTATTCTCTGATCCAATATATAAAAATAAAACCTGCGGAGACAGGCTTTATTTTATATATCTTCAAGATTAATTGAATAACTTTTTAAAAAATTAAATAAGCTAACTTAATATTGAAACAGAATAAATTAACTATGGCTTAAGGTATAAAAACTGTCGGGCTGTCGAGATAATAAATCTACAAAGTCAGGAATAGTTTCATTAGTCAACAAATAGGGATTAAAGCTCTCTTTATGCTTATCCATAAAGAAATTTATAACATCTTTATGATAGCTCGCATATTTCATATGCCATTTGGAGAACATTCGTTCATCAATATTTTCTAAGAACAGTACTTCACATTCTTCATGACGTGGATCTTTAAGAATCTTCTGAAAATAAAGATGTTCAACTTTTTCCCTCTCCCCTTCAAGGCATTGGACAAAGTAGCCATTGCCGTAATAGAGAGCACCATAAATCTTATGAGGCGTATTAAAGTTTAATGCTTCAGTAAGAATGTTGAACAGCTCATTCATAGGGTTGGCACAATCTTTTAGCTTACTTACATACAACAGTCTTACATCTTCCACATTAACCTCCTGACCTAACTAAATAGTAACCACGTAAAAACCGTAAAAAACATTTTAAAATTTTTGTAAGTAATTACTTATAGCTGCAAGGTGTTTAGTTTATGATGTAAGGTCCCTAAAGATAAAATTTTCATTTATCCAAGTCAGCTTTGTTGAAAATGCAATAGGTAACGCAATTGAGTTAAACCAAAGAATGATTTAAGACTCAAAGAAGATATATCCCCGGAATTTAAGCGCAATATTAGTTCAAACAATTAGTTAAAGATACTAGTGATAAAGACTAATTTGTAATCAATGCAAATAGAACTCATTTTAGTCAAGATCAATACAGATAAACAGTAATTCACCCCCTTTCTTTCTAACCACATGAAGCGTCAATGATCTTGTTGGTATTTGAAGCCTTAATAACTGTAATCCGGTTTGGTCGATAATCTTCTGTAACAGCCTCACCTACTCTTGCATAGCGAAGTATCTCTGAATTGGTCATCTTTTTGATTTCCTGATCACTTAAATCAGTTCTCCCTACAAGCTCTTTGGCCCGAAGTGGCAAACACTCATGGAGTGTATCTTCTGCTTGTTTATCTGTTTTTTGTTCAGATACGTGATCAATATCTGACTGATAATTTGAACATGCACAGAGAACCGTCAGTAAAAATCCTGAAGCAATAAATTTTTTCATATTTTGGAACTTCACGGTGGGTATTTAGTAAATAGTGAATCATCAATCTGCTTTTAGCTGTTGTGTTCTCTTATGCACTTTTTTATAAAAGTTATCAGATCTAGCTTTTACTGAAGAGTTCTTTCTTTTAAAGTAGTTCACAATATCTTGATAGCCTTCCTCTTTTTCATCCGCTAGAGGAAAGGTTTTTTCTTTTTGTGTAAATATAGTTTCAATCAGGTTTACATACCAATTAATAAAACTTTGGGTAAGCTCCCGATCAGGTATTACACTGAAATCTATCCGTGCTTCTATACCCCATCTTTCTATAGGTTTTAACGTTTTTAAATAGCTTCGAGTAAGAGGAATCTTAATCTCTTTACTTTTAGTTCTGGCTTCCAATTCGGTGAGTAAAAGATTTAAGTCCTTTAACCCATTAGAGCTAAACCCGTATTCTCTATATACTTTTAGATAGGTTTCTTGAGCAAGACGCTGATAATTTTTGATAATAGTTTTCAATGTTCAGTCCATTTACACTGCTTTTAGATGCTATATACATCTACCGGCACATCTGACCAGATATTAAAGATCAATTCTTTATAATCAGAAGGCTCTACGCCTTCCAGCAAGTAGAAAGATTTAATCGTACCATCCTTGTTGATTTGAACTCTTTTATACAACAGGGTCTCTTTATCCTGCGCCGTAAACTCTTCAATAAATTTGAGGATCTCTTCTGAACCTAAATGTGATGGTTCTACCAACTGGCCATTATACATTCCACCGATGTAATAGGTTGACTGGGCTGACATAAGAACCTCTCTTAGACTTTATTGATTAGGAGCGAGCCTTGATAAGGAACATCTGCTTGTTTCGAAAGCATATAAAGCTCTTTCTAATTTAGCCTACTTACAGGTGTTGAAAGTATCTTTTGTAATACCCGAATGTTAAGTTTTTTTAATATTAAAAAAGCCCGCAAATGCGAGCTTTATTTAATGGCGATTATATACAAATTCGCCAAGTTATCACAAATATGCCATAACCCGTATATACAAGCAAGCACTACTTTTTGAGTAAACTAGAAATAAGATTAGGGTAGCGGCCAGAGATAAAGGCTAATCCACACTTGGTATCTTGTTGGATCTGGATAATTGACGTTTCTCTATTGGTAGCAATTTCTCTTACTGACTCATTCATAACAAAGCGTGCCCAAACTACATCCATCCACTCTTGTAATGGTTCACTCTCAATCTGCCGTATATCTAAAATAATCCGTTGAAATGCTCTTGCCTCATTGTCGGTTATTTGACAGGTCACTCCACGGCGTACAACTGGTTCTCTAAAACTTTCATCATTCATATATTTTGCAATGAGCTGCTCACGTTGTTTCTGGTTCAACTTACGCGTGGGCAATGATTTGTAGACCAGACGCTTGACTTCAGTATTGCCATTCATCCAGGCACCAAATTGACGGAACCAGTCCTCAGTACTAAAACGTGTCCAATCCGTTGTTTGCATAATTGTTACTGCTGCATTCATCACTTAAAGCCCCCTAATAACCTTTCAATCTGCCGAATCGCCAAACCGCTTTTCACTTGCTCTGTACTAAACCGTAAAATCTGATAACCCAGCACTGTAGCCGCGTTATACTTTTCTATATCGTGAATAAACCCTTTACCCCGTGTATGCCTGCCACCTGTCCAGATCCCGCCTTCCACCTCAACTAAAATCTTTGTTTCTAAAATATGAAAGTCTGCTCGCCATTGTCGTTTAGGATGAAAGTAAAACTCCTGTACGAAGCCAATCTTGAGCGCTTTAAGATCGCTGGCCAGCTTTGCCTCTCCCTCACTTACAACCTTCTCTCCCTTCATTTTGTTCTGCCGCTTGGCCTTTTTACGTGTCTTGGTACCATAGAGTTTGTGGTATTCAGCTACTGATATGCTGGTCATACAGAAGTCCCAAATAAATCTCTATACTGAGCAGCTGGGTTTAACCATATGCATTCCGTTCTAAGGTCGGTGCCGCGACCGGACGAAATACGAGCCTTAGTTTCTACACGCTGCCACCCTTTCAACGTATCGTCATAAAATTCACTCGGGTAACCCGAAAGCATGACCATTCCTTCTAGATCGAGTAGTGTTTCAAGTAATTCTTTATGTTCTGCATCACCCATTTCGTGGCGATAGACACGTCCAATTTTTGCACCTTCGTATCGGGTATCGTGGACATACGGCGGGTCAACATAATGCAAAGTAGTTGGTGCATCGTGATCTTTTAAAATTTGGATTGCCGGACGGTTCTCGATCAAAACACCGCTAAGCCTTTGGCCGATTACGCTCAGATGTTCTGGATATGTAGCCCACAGTGATTGTGCTGTGCCGTACTGGCGCTTAGTATCAATACGAAAGCCTGTAATACCCTTAGTGGCTCCAGCAGAACCAAAGCCCATCTGAGCTCGAATAATTGTACGGCGTGCACGCTCTATTGAATCTTCAGCAACCTCCCAAGAGTTTTCAAATTCTTCACGGCTGTAAGGCGTTAGGATTAATTGCTCAATAAGTTTTTCTCTCGAGCTAGAACTTCGAAGTACCTTAAATAGATTGACGATATCGCCATCAAGGTCGTTATAAACCTCGGCGTACGCTCGTGGCTTTTGCAGAAGAACTCCAGCTGCTCCGCCGAATGTCTCTGTGTAACAGTTATGGTTCGGCATATGAGCAATTACCCAATGCGCTAAACGAAATTTCCCGCCGTGGTACCGGATCAATGGGTGCTTCATATTGCACCCCCTAATCGAGCATCAGCCCAATTGCATTCGACCACAGTCAGGCTACCCTGCTGAAATCTGGACCATAAACGATCTCCCAAATCTGAAATCAGTCCAGGTATAGTTTTTCCGGTGCCATCTTTTGTGTCATGTAATGTCATGTTTGAAATCAGCATGGTTGGCTTCATACGGTCATAACGTGCATATAAAACTTTATGGACCAGTTCACGGCGCTTATCCCGATCATGCAATCCGTATTCATCCAGGATTAGCAGGTCATATTGGGTAAACTCATGAATCACTGATTTCTCGGTGATGTCCGGATTCTTTTTATCCCATGCATCCATGATCCGCTGCGCCATTTCCTCACTGGTGATATAGCGGGCATACATGCCTCTGGTGAGTAGCGTACGCGCTGAGGCACAAGCCAGATGAGTTTTTCCTGTACCGGTTTTGCCAACCATCACAAAGTTATTTTTAACGCCGTTCAGGATGGATTGAACGTAAGAGACAGCACTGTTTACTGCGTTCTGCTGACCTGCATGTCTAACGGTATAATTCTTGAACCGTGAACCTGCATGACGTTCTGGAAGCGTAGCGCCAGCAAAATGCTTTTCACGAACCATCTGGTCTACTTCGTGCTGACGGTTCTGATTTTGTTGATTTACCAATTCAATCGCACACTGCGGGCAGATCTGGTTTGGTCCAGCTTTCACTTTTGCAATGTTGTGTTCAGTGCACAGTTCCTGGACGCTTTGAAGTCCACCTGTGAGCATAGCCATAGCGTTCATTCAAAGTCCTCCGGGATTTCAACCTGTTCCACTTCTGCGTATTCAACAGCTGGTATTTGATTCCATGCTTCGTTGACGTTCAGGTTTGTATTAGTTTTCTGGTTACGGTTTTCAGAGGATCTGGTTTTTACAGGAGGTCTCTGAAAGCTACGTTTTACCCATTTCACAAAATTCATGTACATCTGGGTATCTGTGATCAGCTCAGCTTTGAGTTTTGTTTCGTAGTGAGCGTTGATTTCAAGAAGCAGTTCTTGAACCAAGGATTCAGTCATTGGCATAACGCCTGAACGTTGCAACCATGCGTTGAGCTGATTGATATCTGGAGTCCAGAGATTTAAGACCTCATCCACTGATTTCTCAGGCGGAACCTGTGTATGTATATTTTTAATATTTTCTTTTAAATATATTTCTTTTACAGGGTGACATGCCATGTCACTGGTGGTAGTAGCATGTGATGTCACTGGTGCAGTAGCATGGCATGTACCCGGTACATCAGATGCAGCTACATGGCGTGTCACTGGTTTTAGGTTTTGACCAGTAGCATGAGATGTTACTGGTTGCTCCTGACCACTAACATGGGGTGTTACTGGTTTAATAGGTAAGCGGTTTTCGAAAGTAAGACTGTAGACATTACTTTTTCCAGTTTCTTTATAGATACTGACCAGTTGATACTTAGCCAATTCAGCCATGTATTTGCGTATGGTACGATTATCTCTTATACCGGTAACTTTCATCACTAATGCCTCACCCATGGATTTTTGTTCCAGGTGAAAGCCATTGATGTGGCGATTTAAGAAAATCAGGCACTTGATAGCCTCGCCACTTAATGCAGCTAGATAACCTTCATCGCAAATAAAATTAGGGAGGTCTGTATAGCCCTCTTGCTTTTGTGTAGACATTCGAGCCTCTCTAACTGGTTGCTGAGGCTGTTTAAACGGGATTACTTGAGCTGCTGTCATACTTCACCCGCCTTAGGCTTCATATAGCCACCAAACGCTTCAACCGTTCCTGATTTCACCAGACTCGCTACCACTTCACTGGCCATCCAGTCATTAATACGGCAACGGCGCGCCAGCCGCTCAGCCAAATCAGTTTTTCGTACAGCGGCGTTGTTTACGTCCTGATTTCGGACACGCAGATTGTTTTGATTACGCTTAAACAGCTCATCAAGAATTCTTAAAGCCGGATCATAGAAAGACTGCACTTGCTGTAAGTGTCTATAATCAGCATCAGCGTTATTAATTGCAGAGTTCATAGGGCCTCCTGCTGTAGTGAAGACACGAACAGAGCTACAGGTTCGACAAAGCAGCGTTTGGCCTTACGACTTTTCAAAAGAGGTTTAGCCATTGAACTGCTTTTATCCTGTTTCAGATCAACAGGTTTGCTATTGCTAGCGAGTTCTGATAAATTCTTTTTCATAATTCATGCCTGTATGAGTTAGAAAAAGCCTGATTTCGCACGTCAGGCTTTTTCATTTTTTACGGTTTGTGTAGTAGCGGTATATTTCTGCATTTGCTTGTAAGCTGCTTGATCAGCCGCTTTAGCAAACTCAATAATTCGTGTAAAAATACCGTGTATCTCTTCATACTCTGCCGGTGTAATCACACCATCTTCATAAGCTTCATAGACTTTCTGGTTGGCCTGCCCGTTACAGATATTTGCCTGCATCATGGCCTCGATCACAGATAACTCTCGATGCTTGTCGCCTTCGCAACCTGTCGGGATTAGCGCGAGATTCAGCTTATGGGCCCATACTTTAAGTACCGCCGGGTTTTCTGTGTATTCGAGCATGGCCTCAAATTTTTTAAGACTCGGCTGATAATCCATATTCGGATTGCCGTAATTCAGAACGGTTTTATGAGAGTCGCCGATTACTTCAGCAATCTGTTTTGCATCAATACCTGGTGTGTGACGGATCATCTTATACAGTGCAGCTTGTGCTTCTTTGCTAAATTCCATCTGTGAATCCTTCTGTTTATTCACGTTTACTTGTGGCGATATTTAAGGAAAAATATTAAGCAGCAGGTTTAATCTTTTGCTCGTGTAGACGCTTCAGACCTTCAGCAATTGAATAAGAAATTCGCTTTCCTTTTTTTCCGGTTTTTAAATCGGAAATATAGTTCTGAGAGCATGAAACACTTTCAGCAATTTGCTGTTGGGTCATTGCTCCCTGTTGCTTATCAAGCAAATCGTTAATTAATTGACTCCAATCAGTCATTTTGTTAGCTCCGATAATTGCTATAGTGATAATTTATCTTTATTGCGATATTTAATCAACCGCCAAAGCGATACTTTTTTGTATCACAATAGCGATATTGATAAAAAGGATATTAAAAATGTCGATAGGTAACCGTATTCGTACCTTGCGCCGATCGCTTAACCTTTCCCAACCGGAATTAGCCAAGCTTGCTAAGGTGGGACAATCAACTATTTCTGATCTTGAAAATGATAAGAAAGGTACTTCTGCAGAAAAGATGGATTCTATTGCTGCGGCATTGGGCACCTCTTCAAAATACCTTTTAACTGGTAAAGAAGAAGTAACTAGCAAAACAAAAAATGAAGAAGAGTTCTTAAAGAACTCTATTCCGCTTGATGATCAAGTAGAAATTAAGTTTTTCGAGGATGTTGCTTTTTCATGTGGTGATGGGACATTTGTTGAGGCGCTTGAAAAGGAAGCTAAGCGAATAACGGTAAGTAGTACACCGCTAAGGGAGCGAAATATTAATAGTAATAATTGTGTAGCAATGCAGGCCACAGGAGACTCAATGTTTCCAACAATAAAGGATCGGGATATTGTATATGTAGATATAGATAGGAAAACAATAAAAGATGGAAAAGTATTTGCAGTCTGTCATGGCGGATTGTTTAAATTTAAAAGGCTTTATCAGTTACCTTTGGGCGGTGTGCGAATCGTCAGTGATAATGCTGCAGAGTATCCAGAAGAACGACTAACTGCACAAGATATTATTGACCAGCAATTTGAAGTAATAGGTTGGGCATGGTCTTGGCAATCAATGGAAAACTGGTAAGGAATATAAAAACTTATTTTCCAGTAAGCAAGATTTTAATAACTAAAATCTTGAAAACTAAATAATAATTAAATGGGGTATTTATGGAAAATTTTATTCAAAGACTTAAAAGTCATATTGAACATGTAAAAAAAGTTGGTGAGCACTGCACTACAGAGGAAACAACTAAACAAGCATTAATTTTACCATTACTTGATATATTAGGATTCAATCCATACGATCCAACAAAAGTATTGGCTGAATTTGCCGCAGACTTTCCTGGTGTTAAAGCAACAGAGCGTGTCGATTATGCATTGTATTGCAATGGACAACCTGTGATGTTTATCGAGGCTAAGCCATTTGTTGCTAACCTAACTAATCATGCTCCTCAGTTATCAAGGTATTTTAATAGCAGTCTCGGTGTAACCATTGGAGCGATTACAAATGGTAGAGAATGGCGTTTTTTTACAGATTTAATAAATACAAATGTAATGGATGAAAAGCCATTTCTAACAATTGACTTCACCAAAGCCAATCCCGAAGATTTAACCCAACTGGCAGAATTTAAACATGATAACTTCCATGCAGAGAAATTAAGATTTTTTGCTGAAGAGAATCAATATATTCAGCAATTCAAAGCCGTAATTAAAAAGAGTATTAATGAGGTGGATATTGATTTTGTTCGATATGTTGCTCAACAGGCAAGTATTCAACGACAACTAAATACTAAATTTCTTGAGTCTATACAGCCATTTGTTAAGCAAGCAGTGCAGCAGGCAATTAGTGACACAGTAGTTAAAGGACTATCTTCTCCTACAGTTATTACAGCACAACCAGTTGAGCAAAAAATAGTTGAGCCTAAAGCAAAAGAAATCATAGAAGAAAAACCAGACTTTATTGTGAATCCAGATAATGAAAAAATTATTACAACAAAAGATGAGCAAGAATTATTAAGAATAGTGAATGAATTACTTCCTGGTGTTGCTTTGGAAGGTAGAGATACTGAAAGTTATTACTCTGTACTTTTTCAGGGTAAGACAAATAGATGGTTGTTTCGTTACGATGTAAATCGAAAACGGCATACTATTCAATTTATTGTTCCTATTGATGATTTACGTAGAAGCGAACTAGAGCGAGCGGGTTTAGAAGTTCAAAATAACGGACAAATTTTCCTAGAAAAGCCAGAATATATATATCGCATGGTGGGGGTATTAAAAGATAGCCTTGAGCACTGCATGAATGATGAAAATTTTAAGCGCACTTCTAGCTAG